CATTTAGGTTGACATTTCCTTCTCCGGCACCTCCTCCACCACCACCATAGTAAGTACCTGTTCCTGTAATTGTCGAGTAGCGCCCATTACCACCTGTACCGCCGGTACTCCCGCTTGCGTTACTGCCTGTAGATGGGCCAGCACCACCACCTCCGCCACCATTCCAATTCGCTGTTCCGACACCACCAGCGCCGCCTTGATTTGATGTTCCGTTGCCAGCGCTTCCATTTCCTCCCGGTAGCCCTACTCCGTAAGCACCACCGCCACCAGAACCACCAGTTTGACCAGAAATTGTTGGGCCTCCGTCTGAATATCCACCACCACCTCCACCACCTAATGCGGTTTGACCAGCAAAAGATGAACTTCCACCGTTACCACCCTGCCCACCAACACCAGAATACGCAGTAAAAACGCCACCCAAACCAACCACAACATTATTGCTATAAGCAGTTGTAGTAACAGTGCCTTCTAAAGCACCACCACCACCTCCACCACCTGCGTGGCGACCACCGCTTGCTCCACCTCCTGCAACAATTAGGTAATCAAAAGGGCCAACACCCTTACTATGAGTAAACGCTGTTGTACCAGTTGTGGTTATTGTGTGATAGCGATATTTTGTAGATCCAACTGTAATATCGGTTGGGCCAGTTCCACCAGATGCACCGCGAACGCTCTGATTAGCATTAGAAAATTGGCCAAATGGCATCATGCCGACAAGTCACCAATTGCAACCCAAGTATCAGTTGCGCGCTTGATTAGTGTTGCGCTGGACCACTGCGTTCGGCATTTAAGACCCGGAGTAGAGTTAATAGTCACGCCAGCGCCAGCCGTGATCGTAGTCTGGCCTGCTCCAGTTTGAAGAATAGAAATCTGAGCGCCGATAGGAAACGCAACAGTTGAATTAGGAGGAACAGTTAAAGTATTAGCTGAAGCATTACTTATTTCAACTAGATTATTTCTATCAGTTAGGGCAAGAGTGTAGGAAGCAGTTTGGGCGTTAACTGCAACATCGGCGGCCCCAGCAGTAACTTTTTGTTGCCCTAGGGAAGTATAGAATCCCCATCCCATTATGTCAGTTCTAGTGCGTCAATGACCTGCGCAACTACCGCGCTGATTTCGTCAGTAGAAGTAGCGGCCGCTAGTTCGTCCCGCAAGCCTTGAAGCGCGCTCGGCTCCGGCTCTATTGGTTCGGGGGCCGTGAACTTCTTCCCGTCATACGCGAAGCCGCCGCCAACAGTGTCGGGGCATTTGACAAGTTTGATTCCCTCACCCGGATCGTATGGTGATTCGCCGTCCCACACGATTACGTTGATTACTGTGACGTCTTTGATCAGTGCGTGTCTCATTAGCCGTACACCCAGATAGAGATTTGACCTGCTCCGCCAACGCCACCATTACCACCATTGTTGTCGTTGTTAGCGCCGCCACCCCCGCCACCACCAGAACCAACGCCGCCAGCGCCGCCCGTGCCACCAACGCCAGCAATGTTTGAGCCACCGCCGCCACCAGCTCGCAGGAAGGTAGAGCCATCTTGACCAGCGCCACCACCCGAAGTTCCAGCGGTGCCACCGCCGCCGGTAGTCGGGTTTGTGTCAGAACCGAAAGGCCAAGTCAATACTCCATTTGTTGTCCCGTAACCACCCGCACCACCGGCAGAGTTGATGGTTGTTGCGCTACCACCGCCAGCGCCGCCGCCACCGTTATTCCAGCCGCATCGTCCAGCGCCACCGGCTGTTAGGCCACCGACACCCATTCCGTAGCTGCCGGTGCCCGGTCCCGGGTACGTCGTAGCGCGATTCTGCTGAAGGGAGTTGTTAGCACTGAACGCGCCCGGAACCCCAACCGAAGCAACTGAGCTAAGCGAACCAAAAACGGTAGCTCCACCGCTAGCAGCCGGAGCCGCGCCCGCTCCAGCCGAACCTGTCCTTCCTATCCCGCCCGGAGCGCCAGAACCAATCGTGATCGTAACCGGAGAGGAAACCTCAGCGGCACCCAAAGTAAAACGGAAAACCCCCATTCCTGCTCCGCCGGTACCGCCGTTAGAAGTTGTTGTTCCAGTTTGACGACTACCACCGGTGCCGCCACCGCCAGCACCAACAACCTCAACAACCACAAACTTAGCCAACGCAGGCATCGTGTACGTCGTACTTGACGAGAACACCTGCGAGTCAAGCAACACCGATCCAAGAGCGCTTGACAATTCTAGTCCGTAAATAGTCACGGCGATAGAACTAGCAGCACCGGCTTGAGCGACAATCGTATCTGCGGCTGCCATCGTCAGAGTACCATCGAACTCGGCAAATCCACCAGCATCAACGGTAGTTGCTGGCAGGATTACATTAGAATCTGCTGATCCGCCCTGCCAGAGCTTGATTGTGGTGGCAGTAGTGGCGTGGTAATTGACAATCCGCATTGATTTAACGATTGTCTGTGCGCCAGATGGGACTGTATAAGCAACGCCAGAAGCAGTTGAAAGAGTACCCTGATAAAGCTTTTTGTATGTATCGGCCATAGGTTCCTTAGAAGAAGATGTTAGTTAGATAAAGAATACAGCATTGATAAGAAGATCAAGCAAAGAATAGGACTAAAGCCCTTGTTGTTGGTTCTACTGCTGTGCGAGCCTGAGTATCGAAGTTAGAAATCGTAGATGCTGTCTGCGTTCCAGTATGGTTAGCGCGAGCAAGAGGATCAGTAGCCAACTTAGAAAGCGCGATTGCAGCACTGGCACTAATGTCGGCGTTGACAACTGTTCCGTCAACTATTTTTGCTGAGGTTACTGAGTTATCCGTGGGGGTTCTTGTATCAGTTAGTCTTGTGTCTGATCCGTATACAACTTCGGTGGCCGAGGCGTTGCCAGTAGCAGGAATGTTTTTACTGGCGGCAGTTCCGGCATCTGAAATCTTAGAAAGAGTTAGTGTCGGAACATCTGTAGCAGAAAGCGTAGTGCCGCTTGTTACCCGCCCCTTAGCATCGGTAGTTACTTTTGTGTAAGTTCCAGCAGTTCCAGCAGCAGCAAGAGTGGGATTTGGGTAAGTGCCTGTTAGATCTCCGCCTGCTGAGCCGCTTGGTGCGCGAGAATTTGAGAGACGAGAATCATTTCCTGCTGCCGCAGTAGTTGAAGTCGTGCCATACGAAACACTAAAAGTGTTGCCTGTTTTTACTAGGCCAGTTCCAGCTTTTACTGCTTTAGTGACTGACTTTGCCATTATGAGAGGTAGAGGAAGCTAACGCCTTCGCCATTTACAGTCGAGTCAATGTAAATTGTTGCTAAATTTGCGACATCAATAGCTAGAACATCGCTAGCGTCAAGCGGAACTCCTGTACGAGTAGCAAGAGAAGCAACTACGGTCGATCCTCCAACACAGATAACCCCTGTATTTCCTGAGAGTGCCGTAATAAAAACTTGGCGGGCTGGTGTTGAGGAAGTAACTAGCGCAACACGAGTTCCCGCAGTAGTTACTGTTTTCCTAGCGTCTGCCACGCCAGAAACCCCGTAAGTAATAGGAAGAGGAGAAGATGTAGAGGCATCTGTGGCAGAGCCATCAGCGCCGTGAGAGATTTTTACTCTCTGATATTGAATGCCGCCAATGTCGTCTGCGGCAACAGAAACACCAGAACCGGCTGTGATCGAAACATTGTCGGAAATTTTATTTACTCCTTAAATGCTTATAAGCGACTTGCATAATAAAGAATACTACCAGCCAAGTAATTGACTTGGCTGGCAGATATTCAAGTTAATTACGCTACTGACCAGTTGCCAGCATCGTCTAGAACAAACACCTTGACTACCTTCACGCCGTCACCGGCAGAAGCAGTCTCTAGATCGCGTCCGTCAATGACAGATGTGATTCCAGTGGTTGCTGCGTAGTTGAGATCAGTACCCGACATATTCGTTGAGAACGTCTCACTGATGGTTGTTCCAGTGTTATGAAGGGCGTTTGAACTAGAAACGACCTTGATCTTGTACTCATCGAACTGAGTATCAGATTGCCAGATGAAAGTTACCGAACGCTTACCGGCAACCTTCGAGATACGGGAGACATCCGGCGCTGTCGTAATAGTGACAACTGGCGCTGTCGTATCGAGTGTGATGGAGTCAGATAGCTGTGATGTCTCGTTGTAGACATCATCGCGGATCTTTCCGTAAAGAGTCTTGCTTCCATCACCAGACGAAAGCTTGACTGCTGTTGAACCGCTGTAGGCAATCCATGCAGAGTTAGCTTCTAGAGTCTGGATGTTAGCATTCTCGGCTGTATCAACTGCGCCCCAGATCTTAATCTGGTAGCCCGTTGTGCTTGCATCTGCTGTAGTGAAATACGCTGTTACCGCACTGGTATTTGTAAATACATCACCATTATTAATGGCAAATGTACTGCCAGACGGTGCCAGCGTATCGAGGGTAATATTAAAATACGATGCCATTGGTGGCATTCTCCTCGTGGTTGTTGGCTGTTATTACTAATTAAATAGTAGTGCCAACTGAGGTGGCTAAGTGGCTTCAGTTTGAAGCATTTGAGGCCCCTAAACTTTTCCCTTGGATAATAAAGTCGAAGTCAAAAACTCCTTCTCGATCATTGTAATTAAAGGAAGGTCGCGCCCAGAATTCAAAGCTTTCGTTGGGGAAAGTACTCTCGGCAATCGTCCCAACAATTGATTCTCCTGCTGCTGCCCAGATGCCCGGCTTACCTTCCATGTCCTTAGAGAGCTGAATGAAATTAGCCCCCTCTCCATCTACATGTATCGACATTTCGCGTAAGATCGTGTCACCAGTATTGAAGGCGTAAATCTTCATCGCTTGACCGTTGCCAAGATCACCATCTTGTGCCTCATCAATCTCAAAATCTGCCAGAGTAATACGCTCTACTGGATTGCTCATCTCTGAGTCGTGAAACAACTGAACTTCAGAGGGCATCTTCGTCTTCTTCTTCAACAGACTCAATGAGGCCAGTAATAGGATCGCGCTTAACGATCTTCTTGCCGTTCTTAGGGGCTTGAACAGTTACATTAATTACTGGATTAGGAAGATTTGAAGCAATCTTCTGAGCCATCTCTGTGGGGTTTGTTTCGTATCCAGAATCTAGATCGTCCCAATCGTCCTCTGAAAAGTAGAGATCGTCGGCAACCCAGTTATCTGTCTCTGACATTTGAGCCTTTTTACTTGCCACCTGCGACATCACTTCCTCACCGAATTTCTTCTGGAAGAAGCCATCAATTTCTTCATCGCTATGCCCAATCGAGCGTAAGCGTAGAGAAACCTGCGCGATGGAATCAGAATCCATCGAGCGCAACAGGCGACGAAGATAGCCACGCGGAGCAGAAACACGCAGCTTGCGGCGGCCACGCTTTAGCGGGCCTTGTGAGCGCAGATGATTGTCGAGTAGGTCGATCAGATCATTCTGGCGCTGCTCTAGTGTCAAGTCAAGGAACTTCTGAGTATCAACTTTGCTGGCATCTTTAGCTCGGCCAGCAACAAACTCTTTGATGTCTGCTTCTGATGGTGTGTCGTACTCGCGAGCAGCCTCACGAACAGCGTCCATCATTCTCATGTTTTCCGTCTTAGAAACATCGACGCTAATAGAATCAGCAACGGGGGCAACAGCTTCTGGTGCTTTTACTTTTTCTACTACCGGCGCTTCAGCCAGTCTTAAACCTTTTTCATCAAAGAAAATAGGCATTATGCGATCTCGTCTAGAACCGACTTAATGATTTTCTTTTCTACTTCGCTGTCGATGCTGTCGCTGAGGCTCAGAGTCATTGTCTCATCATCCCACACGGCACCGCCAGCAACATCTTCGCTTCTATCAATCTCAAAGTTAAAAGGCAAAGCCTTCCAAGAAATTAAACTGTCGGGGGCGATAGAGAATTCAGTTGCTTCTTCAATAGTAAAAATTGAGCCATCGTAATCAGCGCCTTCTTCAATTGCTACAACAAGATCTGACCCGTCAAAGACGGCACCAGATAAGATTGCTTTGTTGTAAGCGTCACGAACAAAAGAACGGACAGCGCTGGCGCTTTTCCACTCTGGAAAATCTGCGAATTTGTCTCTTGCGTTGGCGGCAATCTTCTCTGTCTCTTGGACTCCATCTTGGATCTGTGACTGTACGAATGATTGCACCTCTTTCGAAATAGATTCTGCTCCTCGTGCTACGAGGCTTATAACGGTATCGGAATCTGCTAGGTAAATTCCTACAGAAATATCAATGATAAGGTCAATAGCTAGAGCTAGATTTTCTGTTTCAACTAGAAGATTGGAAGGAATTTCTTCTACAGATTCTGCTTTCTCAATAGAATCAAAAACTGAATTGTATTCTCCCTTAAAGAAATCAGTAAGTGCTGCATTTAAATCACGCGCAGCAAACTTAACTCTTTTGTCTTCAAAGTGAACAGTGTTTGGCAAGCTGCCAAGGAAATTTGAATCTGAATCTGAGAGATAAACAACTTCTCTTGGCTGGATGTAAGAGAAACCATTTTGAGTTGGAACTGTCCCTACTTGCTCGCCAGCTACAGGTTCAACTTGGCCGACAGTAGAGTTCTGCTGCTGATTTACTAGCTCAGCATCACGGCGCTGCTGCTCAGCCCAAGAAACAACAGGCGTTCCGCGATCTTCAAGCACTTTCTGAAGATCGACAAGCTTAAGAATTTCCTTAGCGCCTGAATCCTGCTGACCAAGAAGTTGAACAAGCTGACGCATAAACTCTGTGTCTTCTTCAGCAAAACCTTGAACAACAATCTCAGCGTGGCCACCGGCCAAAGCAAACTCAGGGTAGTTAACAGCAATCCACTGCGGAATAATAAAACGGTTGATGCTGTCAGTAATACGCGAAGAAAGAACAGCTTGAGACTCAAGGAATGAGTTACCCATCTCTGCGGCTACGTTGCGCGAAGATGTTCCACCCTTGCCCTCAAGGAAAGCCTGCTCTGGGATAAAGAGCGAGCGGATCTTCTGAACGTCTAGGTACTCGAAGCTCTTATCGAACGGATCAAAGTTAACTGCGTCCTTAGTAAATTCAACTTCCCACTGGCGCAGAGTTCCTCGACCATTGGCATCTTCGTAAGGCTCTGATGGGAGGGCGATAACGCCTCCTGAGCGGATGCGCGAACCCATTTCTAGGGCGTAGTCCTGATAAGAAGTCTCAGCGCCTGTAAGAGAATCTACGAAGTATCCCTCTGGATACCTGATGATTACTGATGGGTCAGCCTTGCGCTCAAAGGCGCGGTCTGCGATAGCCCAGCGGAACCAGTAGCTCCACCAATAGCGGTAGGCATAACCAAGGCGTGGGTAGCCGAAGATAGAACCGAAGGTTGCGTCCTTCTCATTTGTTACCCAAAGAGAATGGTCGAGATCAATTTTGTAAGAAGCTTCCTGATCAGATCCGCCTGCTCCGCCACCAGTGTCAGTAATTCCTAGAGCGGTAGCCGCATCTGATGGCGTGTACTGAATCCCGTCAAACTCACCATTTTTATTCCACTGTGGCTCAACAGCTTCTGGGCGAAGCGCAACAAATGGCTTCCAAGCAATTGGCTCAATACCGCCTTGGCTCCAGATTGGCTGCTCGCTTTGCTCGCCAGTTGTAGGATTAATCTCGATGTAAGTACCGGCTGGCTTGCGAAACTCAAAGCGCTTAGCGATAGCTTGGAAACCGAAGTCCAGCATATTTGTGTGCTGTAGAACAATGCCACCATAAACACGGCGAAGGTCATAGTCCAAGTGAGCAGCGATCTGCGCGTTAGGGCCTTTGTCATCCTTTGCGTTAATAAACCACTTAGCACGAACGTGAGGGGTCTTAATAAAAGAGAGTCCGAACCCAAGCATTGGGTCACGGCGCATCTGCCTGAGCTTTGAGAGAGGAATTCTTTCTACTTCAAACGGGCTACCAAGCTGATCTGAGGCATCCTTCCAGTTGCCAAAAATAGTTTGGATTCTGCTTGAGGGAGCTACCTCTTTTTTGCTAATAGAAGCTCTTACTCTTGCTGCCTCTTCTGGCGTTACAGCGCCTTCGGCTAGGCCGTTTTTATTGTTTGAGCTTGATGGTGTATCAGTCACTTAAGTCTCTCTATCTATCAACGCGGGTAACTGGCTCTCCAAGCGACTTGCGCCAGTTGTCATATTTATCATTCTTATTACTGAATCCTACAGGACTATTAGGCTGTGTCTGACTAATTGTTGCTCTACGGGGTATAGTTCTAGATGCTGGCAAGTTACCTGTTGTACTTAAAGCACGGTTCTTGACCTTCTTAATGTTAGCTACTGCGTACCTAAAATTCGACATCGCGTGATTAAATTTGTCAATTTGGTTGCCAGACTTAGGATCAGCCCGCCACGCCTTGATTTCTCGGACAAACATTGGGCAAGCTTCGCCGTCTACAACGAAGAGATCGTCATCAAACATTGAGCGAATCGCTTTTGTGTGTTCATCGAACTCACGAGTAGCGTGCCAGCGGGTAGCTAAGCCCATAGCTTTCCAGTCCATTCTTGCTGCCTTACCCTGCGGATCAGCGAATCTTTCATAGACACGGAAGCCGCCAGAAAACTTTTCTGCCCAGCGCTTCTCACGCTCTTGAACCAGTTTTCCTAGCTGCTCATTGCCAATCTCAGAAATATAAATCTCGCCAAAGCAAACCAGAGTTCCTTCTTTTAGGCGGCGAGTAATAATTTTATCTGTGGGCTGGTTCCAAGATTCAACTTCTACCTCGTAAGCAAGTAGCTGATACCAGTTGACAGCGTGTGGGTTTGTTCCGCCCCAGTCCACAGAAAGAAAAATAGGGCCGTTAGCTGGATCTGGCTCAAAGTTTCTAATGCAGTGTCGATCATCTCGCCAAGTTGGGACATAGTGATGACGCATTTCTGGCTTAGAACAAAGCTGCTGAACCTCAAAAGTTATTCGATCATTCTCTGTAAATTGCTTAACGAGGTCAGAGAACGGCTGCCATCCACGACTCTTGTGGAAATCCCCATTACAAACATCGCGTAGAAGTCTTGGCGAACCGTCTTCCCACTCGCCCTTACGAATCTTGTCGCAGGTGCAGCGATGCTCTTCGGTTAATTCAGGGCAAGCGATCTGACAATTCTTCTGCTGGCTAGCTGTTTCCTTGATACACCAGATATAAAGTTTGCGAGGAGGCTTAAATCCTTCTGAGATAGCTTTCTCGATCTCGTCAATAAGAAGCTGAACACGACCTGATGGGCCTTTACGAGTTGATGTTGCGATGTCCTGCGGGTTCATCAGGCGGCCATCTTTAATCTTTTTACTAATCGTCATGTTTCGAGACTCTTGCCAAGTGTCGTCGCGCATCAGTTCGATCTCGTCTGCGTGAGCAATCTGTGGGTGCGGCCCGTTTACTGCTTCTGGTGTGGAGCCGAGAACCTCAATCTTGGAGCCGTTAGTAAAAACTGTTTCGCGCATAAGAGAGGAAACAATTTCAGGACGACGATTTCCTTTCTCGTCAAAGACCCAGTTCTTAAGGTGTGCGTAAGCGCGGAATGACTGAGCCTCAATAGCGCCGAAGGTGCAAGACTCAATGCCCGGCTTAAAACGAGCATTCAGCCAGTGAAGTACGGCAACCATAAAAGTCTTAGCCCCGCCACGATTAGCGACAGCCAGAGAAGCGTCTGAGCGTTCGAAGTAAAGGTCAGCAAGGAAGTTAAACGGAGCGCTGTGGCCTTCACAAACGGCCACACGCGGCACATCAATGCCAAGCTCATACTTCATCCATTCGTGAAGCTCATCGTCGTTCTGAGGCCCTTTTTCATTTAGCTGCTGCTCAAGCTCCTGCTGTGCTGCAAGCATTTCCTTAAGCTCGTCATCTGTCATCGAGCCTAGAAGAGCGATCATTTCTTCTTCGCTAGGAACCTTGTCAGTCATTGTTCTCTTCAACTACTTCAGCGTCAACAATGACCTGATCTTCAATCTGTCTCCTGATAACGCTTGCTGTTGGGCCTGAAGTCAGCTTGCTAGATAGCATCTGAATAAGTTCTTCACGCGAATGCTTGGCTGCTTCGTGAGCTTCTTCTTGAAGCTCAAACCTGCCGTGCTGAACAGCGATGTCTACCCAAGCCTGTGCGCCTTTCAGCCTTATGCTTATTGGCTGAGACGGATCAATCGCGTCTTTAAAAACTTCCACAATTTGTTTGGCAGATTTTTCTTCTTGAGCCGACTCCGCAACTCGCTTAGAAATTCGCTCACCCTTACGAGTCGCTCTGCCGCCCATAGCACCATATTTAGCTCCACCCATTTTACCATCTGCGTGGCGCTGTTTGGCTAATTCAGAAAGTTTTTGCCTAGACTCAGGTGAAAAGTTTCTTTTAGGCTTATTATTTTCGGTCACTAGAAAAGTTTACACGCTGGGATCTTATTCATAAAACTTGGGATAAAGTTCCCATAAAGCATTGTTGCCTTCACGAGTTATAGCAGTATCTACAGTATGAAGTGGAATCTCTTCGATAATTCTAAGTCGGCCTTTTTTGTCAATCTCTTTGCCAGTCCTCCAGCGATGGACTGAGCGAGGACTTGTTTCAATAATTAAAGAAAATTCTTCGATTGAGTAAACCCTTAAGCGGTTTTCAATCCATTCTTGGAATGGCTCTATGGGAACTAAGTCCTGAGCGCAAGATCTTTTGTAAGTAGATTTTTCCACTTCGATAGTTCCTAAACCATTTTGTCTTCTTAATTCATCAGCGCTAAAACTATTTCGTTCTTTTACTAAAGAAGAACTATCTTTTTTCATTCGGGCAAAACTCCTTTATATTAATGACAGTTTTAGGCCACTCTCCCCAGTGGCGCACCATAATTACTTTTGCTACTTGAACATCGTCTTTGTATGCGCGTGAATTTAAAGCATCCATTGCAAGCTTTAAAGCATTATCCATATCTGGTTTTTTATTTCTAGGTATTGGGTGTCGCAAGCCTTCTGTTGAAAGCTCGCCATTCTTTTTAAAGTGCGATTGCGGCCTCTGCACATAGAGGTCGAGGTTTAATTCCAGAGCTACATCAGGGAGCCTTTGCTCTCCTGCTTCTCTCCAAGCCTGTCTGATTTCTCTCTCTGCGAGAACAGTTGCCTTGGGGGTATAGACAGCACCAGTTTTAGTGCTGAACTTGGCTCTCCCCTTGCCTACGGGAGCGCCTTGGATTACTAAATCAATCTCTAGTGCGCGGTCAGTCATAAGACTAATCACAAGCGCCTTAGATTAAATTCCAACTCCAATTGACTATTTCTACTAATAAGTGAATATAAATTGGTGCTGTTACAGCAAGGAATGCCAAGCTAATTGTTGCAGCGATAAATCCTGCTAGCGGTGAAGATTGCTTTTTAGACACAGTGACCGGCTCCTCAATTTCTTGCTGGATATCAAAAATATTTGGCATCTACCCTCACCTATAGTTGGATTGACCAGACCGCTGCCATTCTTGTTGCCTCATAGTCTCGAAGCGACTGAGTGATTCTACCAGTTTGTAAAGGGAATCGCGCTCTCGTCTAGCGGAAGCTGTAAAAGCATCGTGCTTGTACTGGAGCCTGCGCCAGTTGAGAACATGAGGGTCTGCTTCTACTTCTTTTTCTAGAAGCGTGAGAGTCTTGTGCTTTCCCTTGTCGTCGTACTTGTCGATTGCTTTTAGAAGCTCGTTAGCAAGTTCATCTGCGGCGCGCTTACATTCAAGCGCTACGCGATCTTCTCGCAGCAAGACAAAGCTCTTGTGGTAGGCAAGAAGGGAGTAGTAGGAGTAAAGACGCTGAATCTCGCTGTCTGATGCCTTAGTCCAGTCCCAAGGAAGCTGCGGAACATCATCCTCTGGCGGGTCTGGAACATGACGGCGATCCTTCGCTAGTTCGTCCTCGACCTTTTGAATGATCGAGTGGTAGACAGAGCTATCTACAGGAGGTCGGCTATCTTCGACAACCGGCGCGGCTTCAACTTCTGTGGGCCGATCTTCTTCGCTCGGTTCAATAGCTTCTGGCTCTGCAATAACTCCGGCATCGGATTCTTCTCGTTCTTCTCCAATGACCTGTTCTTCGGCTTCCTGCTGCGCCTCTTGCGGCTCTTGTATGGCAGAGGACTCTGTAGTGTTTTCTTCATTACCGTTCTTTCTTGCTAAACGCTCGTTGGTTTTAGCAACTTGGTTGAGAATAGTTGAGCGATTTTTATTCGCTGTCTCATATTCAAAAATAGAATCAAGAACAACTTTGGTGTCTTCGTCTTCGTCCTTGTACGAATCGCTAATCGCTTTAAGAACGTCTGCTACTGAAGTTGATGAGTAATCAGCCCAAGGCTCGTCTGTGTCAGTCTCAGCTTCTTCAACGGCTTCTGGCTCTTCCACAGCTTCTGGAAGATCACCGCCGTCAAAGTCATCGCTGGCAATCCTAAGAATAGATTCAACTTCAGGGCCACGGACTAGTTGATCCCAAGCGTCCATGGCTAGTTGATAAAGCTTCTGCGCTTCTTCGATTGCCTTATCGTCTTCTTCAGGAATAGGGCCTTCGTAGATCTCGGCAATCACTGCTTGGGCGATAATTGCTCTTGCTTTGTCTGGTGATATTTTTATTGTGTTTGTCATAATGATGTGATCTTATCAACCTTTAGCCCATCGGTCAAGCACTCTTTTCCGCGACTCCGTGTAATCGTAGTCTTCTCGCACCAACTTAGCCCTGTTGATTCCAACTGAATCTAAGCTTGTCGATGCCCTGCTCAAAATCGAGCTTACAGGTTTTCTTGAAGTTGCACCATTGGCAAGGTTGGTAGCTCCAGCGCCAGCCCATCGGGTGCTTTTTAGACGGGTTATAGGAGACAAGTTCTCCATTGATAAACATCTCTCGCCATTCCTTGAGCTGTTTAATTCCCATCTCAAAAAACTTTTCGTCGTAATCAACGCGGAACTCAGCAGTATCGGCTGGCCTATCGCGAGATAGATAATAAATAAAACCGTGAGTAACAGGATCAAGCTCAGACCACAGGCCGCCGTTCTCTTGCTCGTGACGAATCAAGGCAAGCTGAACCTTTGTCTGGAAGATGTGTCCTTCATCTGGCTTTCTAGCGCCGACCTTCATTTCGTCAATAGCAGACTGATACTTAGACTTGATCTCAATTGGTAGCGGTGCTGTGTAGCCCTCTGGAAGCAGCACACAGTCAACTGAGCCGGTAAGCCAAGCAGATGGATACTCAAACCCAGTCTGTACTTCTGCGTCAGGTGACGCGCTGATAAGGATTCCAGCCTTCTCAAAGGTAGATACAAGCTCGTACTCGACAGACTTACCAGCAGCCATTACTGTGCGCGAGCTCCGATTAAAAGGCTCTGCACTAGGAAGATCCATCATCCCATACATCGCTTGACGCGGGCAAGCCATTGGATCGTCACCCGGAAACTGGGAAGCGTGAAAAGAAACATGCCAAGGATTGCCGTGTGGACTCTTGCCAGAGCCATCGCGCCAGATCTCTTCTTCAACCTTCTTGTAAGCAGCAATAGTCAGCGGCTCAATTGTCCGCTTGATCTGAAGTCGCGTAAGCATTTCTGCCCTACTTAATTTTTGCAGCCTTGTGACTGTCCTTGATCCCATTTTGATCCTTTCATTTTTTCTCAACTCATAATTACATAAGATCCTACTAAAGTCAAGAGCCTTGATAATTCTATGCTGGTTTTATAGCAATAGTTGAACTGATGCCGCAGCTTTCAGCGTGATTCCACCACAGAATAGTGTTTACGCTTTCTCCACATTTCGGACACAAACAATCAAAAGCTTTGCCGTCCCTATCAACCATAAAAATCCCGCTGCCCTCAACCCAAGGGTGACGATCATTCAGCATTGGAACATCGCGTGCATTGCGCTCTAATTGAAGAGCATTATTTATTGGGTGAGATAAGTGAAATCCTCGTGCTTTTCCGCACCACGAAATTGCAACACCCATAGCAACTGCGCGGAGTCCAAGCTCGCCATCTTCGCAACGCCCGTGATGGATTTGATTCCAAAATCCACCGACTCTTTTAAATTCTTCGACAGGCCAAACCAGATTCCCAGAAAAGCAAGCCAAGCCAGAAGAAATGTCTCCAATGATTTCTTCTGTGGGATCATGCTCTTCAAATCCCGGCAGCCTGAAATCTGTTTTTACTGCTCTCGCGGCTCTAAAAAAATCTTCAAGATTAGATTCTGGCTTGACGCTATCTGGCAGCCACTCATATGGACATATCATAATTCGATTAGGCGATCCAGAAGAATAAGCTTCCTGAATTTCCGCAAAAGTTTCTGGTGCCATCATCACATCGCTATCAACAAACCAAACGTGAGTTGTATCTGGCCAAAGACTTGACACTTCCCGCACTCCGATATTGCGCGGCTGCTCCATGCCGGGATAATGCTTGCCTGTGCGCACTACCACGCAGTTGCGTTCGCCATCTTGAAACTGAAGATCGCCACCATCATCAACAATTAAAACTTTTTGAATTGTTGAAGTCTGTGCTTCTAAAGAATCGAGAACCATATGAAGATTCTTTTCCCTGCCGTGAAAGCAAGGAATAACAACAGCAAAATTCAGCATCAAGAAACCTCGTATTGCCTCATCTTAATTTCTTCTACTGCGCCAGAAGCATTTACAACTGTTGATGGACCTATGCCAAATCCTTGATTATGAACTAAATCATTATCTGGCAAAGCGCAAACAAACTCTTCGCTTTCTGTAACCATGTCTTGAAAGTGCCAGTCTTCAGAGAACGCAGGGCTTCGTTCTATGAATGGCCCAACCTCTTCCCAGCACTTTCTTGTTACAGCAAAGCAAGACCCAAGTATGTGTGTTCTTGAAGACCATCCATCAAACTGTTCGATGATTGTTTTCTTTGAATCACACGGGTCAAGCCAGTAATGAAAAGCTCCAAGAAGACCAATGTTTTCATTTGCTGACAGGATTGTTTCGGCTTGCGCTAACCAGTCGTTATGAAATATTAGGTCTTGATCTACTTTCCAGATTACATCGCCTTTTGCGGCATGAAACATTCGATTTAAAGCAATGCCTTGTCCCTGATTATAAGTACGGGGAGAGAGCATTAAAAGAGAAATTTTTCCATTTCTTTGCAAATCTAAAAGATAGTCATAAACTTTTTCATCTTTTGATCCGTCATCGTGAACAATTATTTCAATTGGCTTATGCGAATTAGAAATAATTGTTTCTATGCACTGTCTTAAAAATTCTGGCCGGTTAAAAGACAGAATACAAAGCGAATGATTCATTATCGCTTCTTAAGAGTCACTCGAAGTTCACGGTGATCTTTATTACTCCACCATTCTTGCGGGTCAGAAAGTCTTGGCGTGGATTCTTGACTTGTCTTCATAAATCTTGCTTTTGTGTATGGGACAGAAAATGATTCAGTCCAAAATGTGCCATCGGGATCTCCAACAAATGAATTCCATGTGGAAATCTCTTCACTTTCAGCCATAAAATATCTTTTATGATCTGGGTCAGACACTGCTGCTGTTGAAGGAAACAGAGGGGTAATGGCGCGCAAGTGACCGCCCGGCTTTAAGACTCTGTAAATTTCATCCATAAGCTCGATAAAACCATCACCGACATGCTCAAAAAAGTGATGACTAATGACATGCTCAATTGAGTTATCAGCAAATGGCAAGATAAAATCTACATCTAAATTCATTGCAATATTCACGTCGGGTGCGTAATAACGATCAATTCCAATACGGCCCTTCTTCAGAGTTCCGCATCCGAGATCAACGTGGTATTCAATCTGATCATCTGGATTAATTCTGCTTGCACCGGGATGCCAAATAGGGTCTTGCCGAGGCCACGCTTCATATGACCAGTCAATTTCATTTAAAGGCCCAGCAATTTCTGCGCCCTCGTTTGTAAATATTTTCATTTTATTTGCTCAACTTTCTTAAGCTTATCTCGCTTAATTATTTTATAAAGAGGGCTAGTAGGAAGATTTTTTACTGCTGCTCTTGCATCAAGTAATGCAATAGTTGTTGGGTCTACCCTGCCGTGAACACTGTCAACTAGATTCATTGCTCTCAAGCCCTATCCAATCCTTTTTCCAGCGGTTGACGACCTTGATCCTACCACTTTGAATTTCTTTAGCAAGTTCAGATTCTGGGTTGTCAAGCCTAGAAACATGAACCGTAGTGCCATCTGATAATTCTGCCATATCGCAAAGTCCAGAATGTTTTTCGCGGCTACAGAGATGACAATAATTTGGCATAGCTCATAATTCTAGATCCTAGAAATCTCTAAAGCCTTTGCTCTTACTTCTTCTTGGAAGGTTAAATCTCCAGCAATAAAATTACGAAGGTTCTTCTCGCCCTGAAACTTCTGCTCGCCGTAGTAATACCAGCCGCCCTTCTGCTCCACAAGCCCGTAATAACGAGCAGCCTTAGAGATCTCAAACAGGCGATCAAACTCTAGGGTTTCAAGATCAAGTCGCATAGTGGCAGTCCTAAATGGACGGCACACACGAGACTTCTGAACGCGGGCTTTAATCTCTACGCCGTCCGGCTCCACCTGCCCGCTAGCACCCTTTGCTTGCGTAGCCTTTTCATCGAGATAGCCATCGGCATTACGAGATACCCAGCTTCCCTTCTTAAAGTGGACAGTCATTGAAGACTGGTGATCAAGGATGCGCCCGCCCGGAGCTTCCTCAGCGCCGGTACGGAAGTTGACACGCACTTGGTCAATCATAATTACGGTGTTTTCGTTGGGATCGAAGCGCTCGTTAAGCCTGCGGAAAGACTTGCCCCAAGCGCGAGCGGTAATGCCCGGTCGCCAGTCACGAACATCTGCCGTAAGCTCGTCCTCTGAAACTGCTGCCGTACAAGAGTCAACAACGTGAAGGTGGACAGCGCCAAAGAGGGCTTCCATCTTGTCTGTGATCTCTTCGATTGTCGTTCCTTCGACAACGATCAGTTCGTCAATGTTCACGCCAATCTTTTCTGCTGCAAACTTTGGGTCGTACTGCTTCTCGACGTTGTAATAAGCGCACTTAAGACCAAGCTTTTGAGCTTCACGGATAACGCTGAGAGTTGTCAGAGTCTTGGTAGATGAGTACCCGCCATAAAAACGTGACCAGCGCCCAAGAGGTAGCCCACCACCCATCGCTACATCTAGTTCTAGGCTTCCAGTAGATACTCTGGCCGCGCTCTCAAAGTCATTACCCATACGAATTGAGTTTTCGTACTTGCGATTAATCTTTGAAACAATCTCGTCATAATCACCTGTATTAACTGGCATTGGTTTCCATTTCTTTAGCAAATTTTTCGATTGTCGCTGCGTGTTCGCAGACTACGCTGACAGATCCTTTCCAAGAGTCAGTCTTGCCAGTAACCATAATGGTTTGTCCCTCTACGAGCAAGTCTCCGTACATCGCCAATGACTCTTTCCAGAACCTGACGCGCCACTCGTTCATTCCGTAGGCGATGATAGCCGTAGCGAATGGACTCCCGCCCTTAGTCAACTTACGATCAAATTTAATTATCTCGCCACCGATAATTACACTTCCAGTTTCATTCTCAGCTACTTCTTCTTGAGTAAAAATATTGGCTTCTATTAAGTCTGAATACTTCTGCACATCAGCAGCAACAGTAAGGCTCATGCTAAGACGGTCGCGCTCCCAGAGTGAGATTTCATTTTGCGTAGCGTCATCTCGCCCGCCGCAGAAGTCAAAAGCTCCTGCTTCTTGGAGGGCAACGAGAGCGGAGTTATTAATAGAACGCGGAGCGATTCTATTACGGAAGTTCTCCATAGATTCATAGATGCCCTTCTCGCGATTAGCAATAATCGACTTGGCACCCACTTCTCCTACACCCTTAATAGAAAGCAGGCCGACTCGGATACCGGCATCGTCAACAGTCCAGCCAACGCTAGAGCGGTTTACGCAAGGCGGGTCAATGCTTACTCCCCGCAGGCGAGCCTCACGAATAACTTGACTGACAAACTGCTGCTTCTCCTGCGGCTTAGATCCTGATGGGTAAGTCAGGATTGCTGCGTAGAACTCAAGCGGGTACTTAGTTTTCAGCCACATATCTTGGTAAGCCTGCAAAGCGTATGACGCAGCGTGTGACTTATTAAAGCCGTAGTGTCCGAACTCCAGAATCTTGTGCCATATTTCATCGGCTGACTTACGATCAATGCCGCGCTCGATGCAGCCAGCGAACCACTTTTCCTCAAAGCGCTTCATAAAGATTTTTGCCTTAGAGCCGCCCTTGATCCTGTAGAGCTTGCCCATTGCCTTGCGCAGATCATCAGCTTCTGCGCCAGAGAAGCCGCCAACAACCTTTGAGATCTCCATTACCTGTTCCTGATAGGTAACGAGGCCATAGGTTTCTTCTAGAACAGGCTTAATGCTGTCGTGCCAGTAATCAACGAGGGAGTTATCGCGCTTGCGCTTGGCGTAATCCCAAGTAACGCCACCCTTCATCGGACCGGGACGGTAGAGAGCGTTAGCTGCTGCCAAGTCGAAAGCAACATCGGGCTTGATTTCTTTTAGAAGGGTGGTGATGCCACGACTACCGAACTGGAAGATGCCAATCGTGTAGCCATTCATAAAGCCTTCCATAACGTCCTTCTCTACGTCATAAGGGTCACTAAGAGGGCCAAGCTCGTAAAGATCAACCTCTACGCCGTAGCGAGCCTTTATGAGGTCACAGGCGTATGCGTGACGGTCTAGGCCAACGATGCCTAGAGCATCAATCTTTAGAAAGCCATAATCAGAGACAACAGGGAAGTCTGCCGCGTCTGACCAAGAGGTAACGAGATCGCCCTGCTTGCCTCGCTCAAGAGCCATGTATTCGACAACTGGCCTCGGAGTAATAATAATTCCGGCAGCGTGCTTGCCAGCATTTTTTACTGAACCCTCAATGCGCAGAGCGTGCTGCCAGATATCGGGGTGCTTTTGCTTAAAGTCTTTTAACTTGTCGTTAGTAGGAAGAATCTCTTCAAGAGTCGTTTCCTCATCGTCTTGGCGAATCTCAATCGTGTCTGTTACAGCGTGGGCTTCGTCGTAAGGAACGTCGTAGACGCGGCACAAGTCTTGAATCGCTGACTTAGGCTGAAAGCGCGAGTGAGTGATGATGTCTGCAACGTGGTCAGCACCATACTTGCGGGCGATGTAGGCTTTTACTTCTCCCCTTCGCTCGCTCTGGAAGTCAAGGTCGATGTCTGGCAATCCTTTGCGCTCTGGATTCAAGAAGCGCTCAAACAAAAGACCCCAAGAGATCGGGTCAATGGCAACAATTCCGACAAGATAAGAAATAAGACAACCGGCAGCAGACCCACGGCCAAGCCCAACACGGATTTTCTGACTCTTAGCCCACCGAACAACATCGCCTACGAGAACAAAATAATCAATAACCCCCTTGCTGGCGAGAATCTCCCATTCCATTTCGATTCGCTCGTAATAAGTTTCTTTAGGCCATTTCTCCCAGTGACTGTCAGGGTAATTGGCAAACATTTTTTCTAAGCCATCGTCAATCCACTCGCGCAGAATTTGCTCTGGCGTTTGGTCGTCATCTACAACCTTCGGCAGCTTAGGAGATTTATCTAGTAAAAACGGAGTGGATCGCCGGACAAATACTTCTGTGTTAGCAATTGATTCTTCAACAACAGAGTCTGAAATGCCCGGATGATTCTCTTTAAACCACTCCAACATTTCTTCTTCGGAGCATAAGTACAAAGTTGGATTAAGCTCGGCTAGGTACGAGTCTTTGCCACTCTCTTTATCTTTCTGAACCTTTGAGAAAGAAGTAGAAGCTCCGCACATCTTCGCGATCTTGTGCGTCTCAGCCCATTCCTTGTAAGGGAAGTGAGCGTCGTTCGTGGCGATGATTCCAATGCCTCTTTCCTGACCAATTTTGATAAGTTCAGTATTCAGTGTGCGCTGCTCATCAAAACCGTGCGGCATTATCTCTAGCCAAAAATCTTCGCCAAAAATAGAAGTCATCTTGTCGATGTATTCACGGGCTGCTACAGAATCTCCCCCGCTAATAAGCTCGTTGAGCCAAGACGATACGCAAGCAGAAGAGCAAGCAAGACCTTCTGAGTAAAGCTCTAGAAGCTCGTAGTCAACGCACGGGTATTGGTAGAAGCCCCCGCCATCGTCAATCTCACCATAAGCAGAGCTAACGATACGAAGCAGGTTGTGCCAGCCCCGCAGGTTCTTCGCGTAAAGGCACAGGTGCCAAGCCTTCCTGCTCTCTTTATTAGAGCGATCTGGCCTGAAATAAGCCTCTACGCCAGAGATAGGAAGCACCCCTGCTAGACGGCAAGCCTCGATGTGTTCTAGCGCGCCGGAAAGAGTTCCGTGATCTGTCTGCGCTAGAGCAAATTGACCCATCTCGGCGGCTCTGTCGGCGTAGTTCTTTGCCGACCCTAAGCCATCGAGTCTTGAGTATTGGCTATGTCTGTGGAGGTGTACGAATGACAATTTAAGTTGTTATTTTTGTTCTTTTTTATGGTTTTGAATTATTTCTAGCATTGCGTCAATTGCTTCTTCGTTAAACGGAATGTGAAACATTGTTTCTGATTTTTCATCGAGGAAGTTGAACTGAACTCCGTCTTCAGTTTCGTCTGCTCCCCACTTGCAATTTTCGATATAGATTCTAAGCATTGTTCCTTTCGCAGATCTCATTCGTAAGCGATCTAATTTGTATTTTTAAATCATCAAAATTAATATTCATAACGTGAACATCAATTAGCTTTGTCGAGATGCCCCGCTCGGTAGCGTGCTGATCAACCGTATCAAGATTGCGATCAA